AAATATTTTCACTATGTTTGACCTTAATCCAATGGACGTACTACAACAGCGCAAGCTGAAGACTGTGGCTCCACACTTTACTGAACTGAATATTTCAGATTCTGAAATATTCGAAGGCATCGAAGATTGGATCAAAGTCAAGCTCAAAGGTAGATATTATATCTGCAAAAAACCTGCTCTGGACAAGAGTGGAAATTTGAGATCTTCGCATTTCGTAGGTTTCGAAGATCAAAAAGAATTAACCTATTTCATGCTTGCATGCCCACACCTAAGGAGAAACTAATGTCAGAAGAAGTTAAAGATCAAGTTGTTGAGACACCAGCCGAAGCAGCGCCTGCGGCAACAGACACACCAGCAGTACAAGGTCCTGATTTAAATATCAGCGATCTTCTAGCTGTAAAAAATATCATCGAAGTTGCAACAAGCAGAGGAGCGTTCAAAGCAGCAGAATTGGAAGCAGTAGGTAAAAGTTTCAACAAATTAAATGCCTTCCTTGAAGCTGTATCTAAAAAGGAAGCCTAAATGAGAAGCTTAAAACACATAGGTAGAATACAAAACACAGGTGCCAAGGTACTAGTGGTGTTTAGAACTCTACCAGGAGAGTCAAATATGGCTCTAGTATTACCTGTAGCTCAACTGCCAGATCAATATCATGATTCAATCATGACTTTGGTAGAAACTGATCAAGCTCAAGATGCATTTGAGTTTGGTGAAATTATGCACATACGCCCATTCCCAGATGGCAGGCCTATGCTGCGAGCCATGCAAGCAGACGGTAGGTTGATTAAAGTGCCTACGGATTCAGTAATGATGACTCCTACAACCAACGATACCGTGCTTTTAGCTAATCTTAACACGCTGATTGCAGAACAAAAGAACTGCACTGTGGATGATCTATGCACATTTGTAGCCGGTGCGCCGGAGGCTGTTAAAGAAGTTAAAGAGGCAACACCTGCAATCGATTCCGATATTCCTGCACCTATCAGAGCACAGGCCACAAGTGATGCTGCACTCACTGACAAGGATCTAGCAAAATCATATCGCAGTCAAGCTGATGCCATGTACAAAGAAGCAGCAAGATTGCGTAAAGAAGCAGAAGATCTTGATCCCACAGTCAAGAAGGTTAAAAAGGCAGAAGAAACTGCCGATGCCTAACCCGCTATTCAAACCTCCGCGCCACCTTGTAAAAGAATGGCCGGAGGTTTTCGAAGACCTCTATATGAATACCATGCCTGTGGCTTATCTAGATTCAGTACGATTAGATTTTACAGATGGAAGAGTATGGGAGATCGATGTCAAGCACGAACTAGACACACAAACTGCTGAAGGAATTGCAGATGTGTTAATTAGTACACTTCAAGAATACAAAGACGAAATCAAAAAAATAGATTTCAAAGTTGATATAGAAAGACTTAAGAAAGATATCAAGGATTCATCTAAAAATATTTTCTAGTATTTCCGTAATGAATAACTTTGTGTTCATCTGAAACAAAAGTTCTCCAAGGGTCGATGACAATTGACCCTTTTTCTATTGTACAATACAACGTCTGAGTTTCTTCAAATCCTCGATATTCATATGTGACTTTTTTATTATGGGCTAGCAGCACAACTCCGTAACAGCTGTCAATCGAGTCACCGGTTAACGGGTCAATGTATGTTGGGAGAAATCCCAATTGTTCACAATAATATCCAATTAACAAACTATAACTGCCGTCGCAGTATTCAACGCCCGGCTTATATGCCTTGCCATGAATAAAAATATTCATTTTATTTTTATCGGCATGCTCGACCAATTCTTTAGCTAAATTTTTTGCCTGAAGTTCACGGGCATTCATAATAGAGTCAAATAAATCATAACCCAGATCTAATTCTTGAGCCATATACCGTAATGCAATGTTATCTCTAGGATGGCAGCCTCCTCCGTCTCCCATGCCGGCGGTCATATACTGTGGTCCCATAATACGCATAGTTGACTTTGCCAATGCATCTGTGACAATATCAACATTGATATTTCCTTGTTTAACAGCAACATCCTGGATCATGTTGACTAATCCAATTTTAGCACTGATAAACGTATTGTAAAATACTTTTATACACTCACACTCGTCCCAGGTACCTATAACATAGCGTGGATCATTTTCCATGACAGTCTTGTAAAAATCTACCAGCTGTTTTGCATCCCCTGTTTCGGTGCCGTCTTCGGTGCCGATCATAACCATTTCGGGGTTGACCATATCCCATGCCACACTGCCCATTGCTATAAGATACGGATTGTAAACAAATCTAGTGTTCGGAATCAATTGAATAAATTCTCGACGAGTAGTTCCGGGAAGTACTGTACTGATCAACACCAGCAGCTGATCTTTGTTCATATACTTGTTGGCTTCTGTTAAACATTCTTTAACAATGTCGTAATTGAAGTCTTTTGGTTCTAAATGAGCAGTAGGTGCTCTACCATCATATGCAGGGTCGTGCGGTGTGGGTACTGCGATAAACACAATATCTCTATTTTGTACAACTTCTTTGATAGAAGATTTAATGTTGACCCACATTGTAGGTTCGACAAGTCGAACGTCATATCCGCTAACATCATGCCCTTTATTTGCAATTGCCTCGGCACAAGGCATTCCTAATTTACCAATTCCAATAAATCCAATCTGCATTGAATGCTCCTAATAAATACTCAGATTATTTATCGCTCATATATTAATGCCTAAAATTTTAAATTCTCTCAAAGACAACGACTATTTGGTTAACACCAGCCATACCTGTTTCACAATATTAGTTGACCAAATGTTAAATCAAGAAGGTATTGATTCGAAAAAATTTCGCTACGTGCATGGCCTATTACAATATGCCAAGTGGCACAGTAACTCCGATATATTCCAGTATGTTTCTCAAGAATGCATTCTGCAATTACAACAAAAACAAATATTTTTCATCTTTGATGCCAGCACAGAAGGGTTTAGTCCAATCTATCAATCACCATTTTTTGACATGCTATACTATAATTGTAAAAAATATAGTGTAAGCCCTGACCAGATTATTTTTGTTTCTGCAAACTTGCAAGATGAGAAAAATATGCAGGAGCATTGTACTGTTCATAACCGACAGCCGCTGCGTGTATTTTCATTTCCCTCATTTGAAATGGTAATGAATACCATTAAAGACAAAGATCAGTATGTTGCAGATGTTCGTAAAAATGTAGAGGCTAACTACCAAGACAAATATTTTTCAAGCCTGAGCAGACGAAATCGACAATATAGAACCACAGCAACATTTTTATTATGCCAAGAACCAATAAGCCAACGTGGGTTAATCAGTCATGATAAAATACCAAGAGGCATATATTTTGACGCTTGGAAACAGCATCATTCCTTGAACGCTTTCTCAGATAAGCAGATCAAAAGATGGTTTAAAACTTTACCTAGAACCATAGACTACACTAATTTTAATATAAATTGGGCCATCGACACACCATTTGAACACATTCATAATCAAACTATTTTTCAAATCGTAAACGAAACCGAGATGGAAAATTACAACAATACCGCATTGTTTCTCAGCGAAAAAACTTTTAGACCAATTTCACAACTTCAACCGTTTGTGATCTACGGCCAGCAAGGTTCAAACATGTTGTTAAAAGAATTAGGATATCAGTTGTATGATGAATGATTTGATCTTGAGTTTGATTCCGAACCAGATAATATATTGAGATATAAAAAACTACTACTTACGGTGATCGATACCTGCTCTAAATTGGATTCCATGTCTCGAGATCAACAGATAGAGTGGAGGTTTAAAAATTCTAAACTACTGTTACACAACTATCAAACCATGTGTGAACAAAAATACAGTAGAATAAAACTCAAACATTTTTTTGAAAATATATTTTATGATCACTAGACCAGTAAAAAGACTGTTTGCATTTGGGTGTAGCTTCACTAAGTATTTCTGGTCCTGTTGGCCAGAGATAGTAGGAGAGGATTTAGATATTCCATTTTATAACTACGGACAATCAGGGGCGGGTAATCAATTTATCGCTAATATGGTTGCACAGGCCGATGCTGTGCATAAATTTACTGCTGATGATTTAATTATGGTATGCTGGACCAATGTGTGCAGAGAAGATAAATGGCATAATGGTAACTGGGCTACTCCAGGAAATATCTATACGCAAAACATTTATGACAGTAGCTATGTTGAGAACTGGGCCGACCCTCTAGGGTATTTAATACGAGATGTTGCAACCATAGCATTAACCAAAGGATATCTGCAGAATATCAACTGTCAATATCATTTTTTCTCAATGTGTGAATTACAGGATCATTTTGATTTAAACGAAAAACGCAGTGTCCCAGAAAATGTAAGAAATCATTATATACAGATATGCGACATGTATAAAGAAATTTTAAGTATGCCGAGCTTTTTCAAAGTTCTTTGGCACAACGACATCCATCTACATAAATTTAAACCTCAGAAATTATTGTTCAACTCGTACTTCGATGACGGGCATGCTGCGCCGTTGGACCATTTAAATTTTTTAAAATTAATGTTTCCCGATCATCAGTTTAAACCCAGCACCATAGAAAAAACTCAAATCTCAAATACTAGATTAAACAATTTCATTCTCGGTCAAATTAAAAAAATAAAGAGAAGATTTGCCATATATGAACTGCCAGACGATGTGTTAAAGGTATTGTTGAAAGAGAGTTTGATCAAACAGGCCGAACCACATACAATTGTATGAAAATTTATAGGCGTCCCATTGTTGATGAATTAATGGTCAGCTACCAGGCGCATTTTCTCCCTTTTGATTTAGAAGAGGAGCTATGGTCTTTCACTGGTAGAATGAATGATGCTGACGTCATAGCAGTGATAACTAAGTACGGTACATCAGAAATACAGAAACAGATAGATTGCATACGTCCATATTATACCAATCAGACCATAGTCATTATCAGTTTGTTTCATATCGACACAGCAACAGATATAAAACAATCACATGATTATCAGATTGAGTTATGGAAGCAACTAACTGATAATGTAGTAATCATTCATTCCAATCGAGAAAATAAAAATCAAATTTTTTATGATATACTATGGAATCGTAGTAAATGTTATTTCACTGATTACGCTAATTACAATCTCAATGAAAGAACGTGGACCTGGGGCACTACATCTAACATGTATGCTCTAACTGCCATTGAGAAAAAAGGAGAACTAAAGCAGTTTGTATCTCCAAATAGGATATACTACGATGATGAAAAAACTATCAATCATCCAAGAATTCGTGCAAGACTCCAACTGAAAAAATTATTAGAATCTCGTAACGGATTTATCAGTGATCCTCAAAAAGGGTTGGCGTTAGAACCTGAAGAAGCCGCAATGGTCAGTGATATTCTAGGCGGACAGGGCGGGACATGGTTACCAGTGGCCAATCGCTATTACAATGCCAGCTATGTCAGTATCTACATAGAAACTATAACCACAGGCACGGCCACAAAAACAATCACAGAAAAAACTTGGGATCCCTTGATTAAAGGACATTTTATACTGCCTTATGGGTACACTGGATTAATTTCGGACATACGTGAGTACGGATTTATCCTACCAGATTGGATTGATTATACGTATGATCAAATCGACGATGATACCGCTAGATGGGAGAGGTACACGCAAAGTATAGAAAAAGTTTTGTCTAAATCTATTCCAGAACTTCAACAGCTATTCGATGAATATAAACCAATTCTCGAACATAATAGAAATTTATTTTTTACTAGACCGTATGATAAATTGTATGATAAAATCAAGCAATTTAGATTGATGCACATTGCTGATAAAAATCTTTCATAGCCGGAAACGTTTTTAGAAAATCCGTTCCTCTTCTGCGGTCATATTCGGTAAACCAATTAAAGAAGTCTCTTTTGCCTTCTAACAACTTTTCTGGGGTATAGATAGCTGATTCCATGTATTTTACAACTCTTTCAAATTTAGCATACTCTAAGTCGTTGAATTTACTACGGTTTTTATCGTCTAGATTGGCTAGAATGAAGTCTAGATGACTTTTCATGTAAGGCATAAATTCACCTTTAGGCAAGATATTCATATCATACTGCAGGGGTTCTTTCAAGTAGGGCGTATCAAAGCGAACCCGCTGCCATTTGTTCTGTTCAAATCCGTTGTACTTAACACGCCACTCCAAAATTTTTTCTAGTAGACTTTGAAAGTTAGTCACTGTGAGTATATTAAAAGTTATCATAAATGTAATTGGCAACTGTGTTTTTGTTAGATAGGTGTCTAAGTTCTTTTCCCACACAGTTAAATCCAATCCTGTACGAATATATTCTGCAGGAGCTCCCCAGGTGTCCATGCTTGTGAAAATTTTGAAATCTTTGATACAACCATTGGCAATTAAATTATTGACTTTTTCTACAAGTCTATCAATTAAGATCGGTTTAACTCCAAAATTTGTATTGATGTTTAATTCAAGATCAGGTAAAGGATTAACCAATAAATCATCCAACAATTTCCATGTGCTAGATTGTAATAATGGTTCACCTCCTGTGATGCGTAGTATAGTTAGAGTCTTTGAAACTTCGGGCCACCAACGCCACCATGCTTCTACATATGGATTAGTTTCTTCTTCATAAATCTGAAACCAGTCAATGTCATTGCGGTGATTCTTAACCATGTTGTATGGTCCATGATCTTTGATCTCTTTGTAGTAAGCACTGCTGTGTTTGGGGTGGCAGTATCCACATTTGAAATTGCATTCGTTACCAAAACTGACTTCTATGTACTGCGGATTGATATTTTGATTCCAGTCGCCATCTCTGATCTGTTGAAATCTCTGATCTGTGTAGATTGTCGAGTTGCGCTCTTTACGATCTGAAACATAGTCGTCTCCCATGGCCTCGATATTCCAACAATAGTTGCACCCGCTAGGCTTGCCACCGTTGAGCATTTCTAAACGTTCGTGTTTTTTTTGATTGGTATTATGCAATGCACTTGCATCTATAACAATCTCATCTAACGGAATTTTATGGGGTGCGGGATGATAGCAACTGTGTGTTTCGCCTGTGCCTAAATAAATGGTTGTGTGGTGCCACTTGGCCATACAGAATGTAGGGCTAATTTCATTCATAATAGGAATGAACTTTTGTATTCTAGCCTTATCGTCCACTTATTCTTTCCTTAGCTGCATCAAATTGTATTTGTAACCAATCAAAATCATTAATTAATTTAAGAGTCTGTGGATTATTTTTATTATGCTCTCCAAAAGATTTTCCACCTTCGGCGCCTAGATAAGAATAAAATCCAAAAGGAACATCATCATTCAGTTCACACCACGCATCTAATCGCTGTTGTGTTTCGGTATCTTCCTGTCTATCTATAGTCCTGCTGGCTAATTTACAGCATTCTCTAAAAGCACTTTTCCATGTATTAAACGGATCTGTGTTAAATGCCGTGATATTACTAACTTCTGACATGGCCTTAAACAAAGAACTAATACTCGTAGTCATATCGGGTGTAGATACATCCATATTTTGAGTAAGAGACTTGGGTAAAAGTTTTACGCCACCATACCCGTATTCTAATCCATTTATAGGATTTTTACTACGCCATACATGTACACATTCTAAATCTTCCTTAGGCACCACATGATCAAAATTAAAACTATCTAATATTTCAGCATCGGCGTCAACTACCCAAAACATTTTAGTAAAACTATTTTTAGCCGCAATAATATGCGCCTGATGTATGCCTTTAACACCGTGTACTCGCTGTGCTCTAGGAAATCTCTTAGACAGTGCTTCGAAATTCTTATCTGCGGTGGGTTCTTGATAACTTATGAAAATTATATCGTACATTGTTGATAATAGGTTGCGTTAAGATTAATGGTTTCTTCATACAGGTCTAATATATATTTGCTCTGTACTGCATCTAAATACGGATAATCTAATCCTAGGTGAGTTTTTAATTTATTGCCTAGTTCTTTTATATCTGCTTCTAAACTACCGTGAAGGACATTTTCGTTGTATATGTTTTTAAGAACTTCAAAATCACGCACATCAACATAATTCCAATCAGTGCAGTTGGTCATCCACGTACCTAATCTTGCACCGTAAACCGCATAAAGACCGTTTTCTTCGTGTGCGCCAACTGTGGACCACATACGCAGTCTATGAATGTTGTGCCACCAGATGCGTTGTGTAATTTCTTGAGGAGGTACACGTACTCCGTCAAGCAGCGTCATTTTGACACCTTCTCGAAATCCTGCTCGCCATGCTTGGAACGGGCTTCCTGTAACAATGCTTTCACTATAAACCCTTGGAAAATTACGGTATCCATCTTCCCAACAGAAATCTACCTGGCCTCGATCACTTTCTGAATTTTCATGTGTCTTCATGTTGAGAACAAAGTTTTTCTTCCAGATTTTTATTCCACCATTGCCGTATCTAAGACCATTGATTTTGTTTCGACCGCACCACCCATAAACTTGAATCTTAGGGTCTTTCATATCCAAGTCAAGATCGAAGAACTTGGTATCTACTATGTTATCAGCATCTACGGTTATGAACCATTCCGTTTCTGCTAACTCTGCTGCGGCTTTATGTGCATGGTCGCTGCCTTTTACTCCATGAACACGTTTGGCCCAAGGAGCTTTAGAAATCAGATCAGCATAATGCAATTCTGCGTTAGGCTCATCATAACTTAAAAATACTATATCAAATTCTACTATTTTCATTTATATTCAATCACATATTTCTTAAAGATTCGTCTAGTGTATACACTAAATTTAGTAAAATTAATGTTAGGTATTATTTTTGCAGTACCTAATAGTTCATTAATTTTCACAGATACTATTTCTAAAAGCACATTTGGATCATTGTATTCTGTGATAAAAAATAACATCTCAGTATCACCATCCCAGACTATGTTACGCTTTTTAAGACCGGCACGTGATTTTTTAGTTCCACCGTATTCTACAGATAACTCTATCTTTAGACAATTGGTCTTTGAATCATGTTTGAGATAAACATCATGCAGTTTTAATTCAGAATCCTGTTTGCTGATGATTCTATGTAATACATCGTCAATTTTAAAAATACTTTTTATTTCAGCTATTTCTACAGTATTAGAATTAATATCTACTACGCAATTACTAATTTTTACTTCTGCATTTATTATAGATAGAGCCAATTCACTGTCAATAGGAATCTTATTTTTTTCATTTACAAATGCATGACTAGGACCCACACTTAGAACTAGACCTGTGTTTGGATCAAACACCGCTACAAACTGCACCGGCGGTAATTTATAATTCAAATACCATTGATCAAAATCAATTAATTTTTCCATGCTATTTCCTCGAGGATCGAAATCATTTCACGATTCATTTTATCTTTTTCAACGTAATGCACAATATCCTGCTGTTGATAATTTCCTATCTTTAGATGCCCTTTGTTATTCAAATAAAATCCCACATGATCACTCCATGCATCTGCAGGCCAGGGCCAATTCTGAATCATAGGCTTCATATGCACTACTCGAGGAAAATCTAAATCATGAGATATAACATCAGTGATATCTAAAATTTTTGCTGCCAGAGCAAATGCTTCATCTGTTCCTAGTATCTTAGGCTTGTGTTCTGATAAAAACATATTAGCAAACTCCACAGGATTTTTGATTATGTCTCTACCAAGATTAAAAAATTCGTTAGCTAACTCGCTGTTCTTTTTAAAGAACGTATAGAAGCTGTAAAGATTAGGTAGTTGATTTTTTACAAATGTCTTGCGATAATGTTGATCAGTGACTGTCTCGCCTCTATAAGTAAAACTCTTGTTTGCAATATATAATTCACTGTTCTCGATAAAATATTCAGCCCAATGGCTGTAGTCTCTTAGGAACAACATGTCTGCGTCTAAACATACTGTGTTATCAAAGGGACTTAATTGGTCCATCCATGATCTACCATCCCAAAAAGTTTCTTGATCCCATTCTATAACGTGATCAAACACCCAACCGCTTTTGATATTCTGTAATTTTTGTTTATTGTTTATGACTAGTGCAACTTGGTCAAATCCTGGACGCTGTGTATTTTTTATACTCAGTGCCAATCCATAGGCTAATTGAACGTAGTCAATGGTTTCGTGTTCAGCTACTATAATTAGATAACCAAATTTCATACAAGTTCCATTAATTTTGAGATGTTTCGTACTATACTCTGTTTATTCATGATGTGTATGTCTGTGTTCTTGAGAGTGGCTGCACAAAAATTTGCATCTAGTTTATGAGATACCAGTACAGTGAGTTTATCTTGATCTACATCATGTAATATGTCTTTGTCTAGCAGAGTTAGGACTGGTGGTAAACACACGGTATCTATGTTTTCAAACCCATCTAAAATATGTTTGGCTATGCTGAATGCAACATCATTTCTATATTGTTTTGAGTCAAATCTATATGTGTCAGCAAAGTATTGATAGTTGTCTAGTATGATCTGAACAAGATCAAAAAATAATTTAGTATACGAATTTTTTGTAAACATCACAGTTGTGGCCCAATACAATTTAGTTCCCACTTCCGATATGTATCTGTCACAATAGCCCAGTCTGCTATTATCATAAATGTCATTGATGCTTTCACCTATTAATATATCGTTGTCGACATCCCAATATTCTCCAAG